TACCAGCCGACTTGCTGACTCCACGTGACCGTTCCGCCGTTGGCCACGGTCGGTACGTAGGTGCTCCACGTCGTAGACGAGACAGTCAGGTCAGAGCCGACAACGAAATTGCCGTCCGTCTTGAGCGTGGCCGAAGCACTCCGATACAGGTCCGTATCCCCAGCGGTATTACCCGGACCCCAGAACATCAGGCCATCCTCGCGGACAAACCACCTGGCGTTAGCATCACCAGTCGCCCGGCCCTCAAATGCACTGTCGGTAGCGTTGGCGCGGTTACTGCGGACCAGGTTGTTGGTGTGAAGCTCTCCGCCAACCGTGAGAACGGTGTCCGTCTTCAGTTCACCAGGGTTGGCACGGTAAAGGGTGGTGTCCTGGGTGGCCGTGCCGTCACCCCAACTCAGCTTGCCATCGGTGGCAAAAACCCCGCGTGCGTTTACGTCTCCAGTAATGCGGGTCGAGAGAGCAGGGTCCGACGTAGCACCCCGATAGACCCTCAGAGCGGCGCCACTCAGCGCGAGAAATCCAGTTCCATCGCGGTACAGGTTCGCGTCACGGGACGCGTTGCCAGGTCCCCATGAGATCTTGCCGTCAGTAGTGACCCGAACCCGGTCAAAACCATCGCCAGTAACGTTGATACCGAGGATGTCAGTCGCAGCCGCGGCACCAGACAGCTTGGGCAGACCAGTGAACTGGGGGGCTCCAACAAATATGGGGCTGTTAACGAAGGTCGGGCTTCCGCTGACGTTTCCCGAAAGGGTGGGGGCGCTAAGCGTCTTGTTGGTGAGGGTCTGGGTGTCGGTCGTGCCGACAACGGCACCGGTTACTCCGTGGACACCAGAGGTGAGAGCCTTGTTGGTGTTGAGCTGAGCATCGGAGTACGCCCGGTCCCCGTGAGGGTCGATACCGCTGACGTGGGAGTCGAGCCGTTCGCCTACCGTGACGGAGACGAGAGCGACCCTGCCGCCCCCAAAATCCACCCAGAGGCGTTCGTAACCATCGGGGCCGTAAAAGGCCGCCACGTAGCCGTGAGCGTCGGCCTGAAGCTGGAGAAGCGGGGCCCCGTCGATGTCGGTCAGGTCGGTGAGTTGAGCCGCGCCGGCAGAGGGACCGTCCCAGACGGTTCCAACTGCATTGGCGACACGAGCACCGGTTATGTCTTCGGCAACACTGTCCGCGGTGCCACCGAAAAGATTTCGTGCCAAGGGGCACCTCCGTAAAAGGGCATGAAAAAAGGCCCTGCGGCGATGCCGCGGGCCCAGTTCGTGAAGCTATCGGGTTAGTTGCCGAAAGTGGACGCCTCGTACACTCCGGAGATCTTGAGGTTTGACAGCGGGGGGATAGCCGTAAGCCCGTCCAATCCCTGACTCAGATCACTTGCGTTGGGGTAAAGCAGGGACGCCGTGGACTGTGTAGCACCATTCCGGCCGATCTCGGCTTGGATATCGATCACGTTAGGGAGGCCGCCATTGAAGTTGGGGTTCCTAAGGACACCCTTGACTACCTGGCCCGTAGCGCCACTAGCGGGAGTCGGAAGCGTGATACCGATGGTGCTCGTCCCTGTACGGGTCGGGCCCGTGTCCTCCCAATCGTTGTTCAGGTACACAGAGAAGAAGACCATGCCGGGGGCGATCCAGCGCCACCGTCCGGTTTTGTTGGCACTCGGGAGGTCGACGTTCACGTTGACCAAACTCGGGGTGTACCCGCGGGGCTTGGCGAGGTCACGCGAAACCATGGTGCCGTCTCGACCAACCCAATATTCGCTCTGCGTATCGGTGTTGTTGCTGTCCATGTCCACCACGAACGAGCCGTTGGTCTGATAGGCAGCCGTCTGGAGCGCATTCCACGGCACTGCCATGTGCTCAGGGACGTCGAACGGCATGACGTTGATCAGGCTCAGAGCACCGGAGTTGGCCGGCACAGTGACCTGGTGGAGGGGCATCTCCCAGATACCGCCGTAGGTCTTGGTCAGTGCCGGCGCCTTGGGGGTCGCCGCGGGCTGGCCCTGGACCACCGCGAGGTTGACGGAGCTGCTGGACAGGTTCGCCCGGAGAACGACCACGTCAATGCGGCCGGTAGCTCCGGTGTTGGCCGCGATGCTGACCGTTGCACTGGCCGTTAGCTGGTAATAGAAGCCTCCGACGATGGCCCGGCCGGGGGCGATAGACACCGACGTGCCGTTGACCACGGCGGCCGTGAATGGCAGGGAGAAGGCGTCAATGCTCGTCTGGTCCAGCCGGAAGTCAACGCGGTCCTTGGCGAAGACCCGAGCCATGTATTGCCACTGAGCCTGTGACATCATCTGTGCGCCGCCACCGGCGCTATCGGCGGTGAACGGGTAACTTATCTCGTTGGCCATTACATCCTCGCCTCTAGCTTGCGCAGCTTCTCACGCATATCGAAAACAGTCTTATAAAGATTGAGCGGGTTACCTGCACCCTGATCACCGATGGACGGGGCCACGGTTTCCGTCTGTCCGCCCTGGTCCACGGTGATGGCTACCTCGCGCACGATGTCCACGTATTCGGTGCCGTCCACGGCCACCGTCACGATGTCGCCCACGAAATAGTCGCGACCGAACTTGATCTGCGGGGTATCGATTGGGTAGATCTGGAAGTTGCCGTTCTTGGCACCCTGAGTCAGAGCCTCGGTGGCTGCGTCGAGAACGGCTTGCTGAGCCGTAGCGAACTGAGCATCCGTCACCGAAAGGTCAGCCTTGATGGGCTGTCCGGTGGTGGGGTCCGCCTTGATGGGGAGGTCTCGCCGGTCAAGGAACTGCTCGATCTGAAGGCCCCACTCGGCCTCAGAGGCGGTGTCGATCTGCTGGTACATGTACCGGCCCTTGCCGGTGCCCTGGCAGGCCACAATCACGCGTGTCACAGTCGGAGCCGACAGGTTCCACGTGAACTCACGCAGGTTGCCCAGTTCCTTGCTGAAGCGGATGGACTTGGACAGGTCCCGCGGCGCGTAGAGGTACAGGTTGATGGCCTTGGCGTTGGGGTCGTACAGGAACCGGTAACCGGTGGTCTTGGTGTCGGTCCAGCTCTCAAGCTTTGTGCCGATGACGTCCCACTGGAGGTTGTCAGAGATCGTGTTGCCGATCGTGACGTCACTGCCGATGACGGCGCCGGCCACCTGGCGGTTAGCCAGAGCACCAGGACCAAGAGCCTTGTTCAGCTCGTTCCAGATCAGGTGACCAGCCGGGCCGGAAACTGCTCGGGTGTCGTCCGTGGTGTTCCACTGCTGCGTTGCCGCCTTGGTGGGGTCGGGGTAGGCAAGCCGGCTGTACGCAAGCTTGTTGTCGCACTTCCCACCGAAGTACAGCGACCCCATCGACGTGTGCTGGTCGTTGGTCCAATAGTGCTGGAAGGTCTCGATCTGCCCCGTGATGATGGGCAGGTCAACGCCATCCTGATAGATGGCGACGCCTCCACCCCTCTGGAGAAGGTCAGACTGAGGCGTCCCCGCCTCCACAAGTATTTGCCATGAGCCTTGTGCCGAGTATCGAATAACAAGGTCCATCGAGATCCACGTATCGATAACGCCTATTCGGTTGAGTGCAGCGTCACGCACCTCCACTCGATAACCCATGTGCACCTCATGTCAGTAAGTCGTATAGCGCGGGAATATCTCCACCTTCACGGATGGAGTTCCGCTACCGGCGACGAGATCAGCTTGGACAGTCGACGTGCCTACAGGCACCGACCAAAAGTTGGGGTTGGCGGACATCAGAGGGAAATAATTCGTCCCCTGGTCGTCCGTGATTGTCTTGTAGCCAGGACGGCTATCGACCGTGAGCGTCCGCCCGATGGCCAGGCAGTCAGCTCCACCCGGTTGTGCCGGGATGCCCCAGCTCGACCCGTCAGGGCCGGTGAACTTGAAGGACTTCAGAGGCCCGGTAATCGTCCAGACAGGCCAGGCTTCGATGTCGCCAGGGTTGTTGACGATGAGCTGACCTGAGGCCGGCGTGCCGGTACTCAGCTTGATCGGGAAGAACGGGTTGCCTAGGAACGGCAGCGGCGTGCCGAAGGTCCAGTCAGCGACCTCTTCCGTGTCCCCGTAGAACCACGGGTCAACGGCAGTGAGCTGGATGCCGTAGGACACCCAGTCGAAGCCCGAGGTGTCGGTTGATTCATTTCCCTCCATGCCGTTCACGTAGTAGCACTTGATGCGGCGGGCCGCTCCATCCTGCTCGATGAACGTCAGAACACAGAACCCGTTCTTGGGATTCAGCGCACTGGCAAGCTTGCGCTTGAA